GTGGTACAAATTCAACCTCTTCTACCACTGGGGCATTAGTTGTAAATGGTGGTGCTGGAATTAGTGGTAATCTTTATGTAGCAAGCACAGTAGTTCTTGGCACTCCATTAACATACACGCCAGCGAATGGCTTCTTACAGATTGGTTCCAATATAAACAACTATGTTCAGGTAGCAATTCAAAATGCTAATAATGGAACAAATGCAAGCACTGATATTGCAGCAGTTGCAAATAATGGCAGTGATAACGATACCTATGTTGATATGGGTATTACTAGCAGCACCTACAATCAAGCACCGTATAATCTTTATGGTGCAAATGATGGTTATTTAATTGTTTCTGGCAACACGACCACACAGGGTGGCAACCTTATTCTTAATACCTATACTGCAAAAGATATTGTTTTTGCAACTGGTGGAACATTAAAAGGCAATGAAATTGGTCGCTTCCGTGCCAATACAAATAGCTTTGTTATAAGCAGCGGAACCAATTCAACATCAATTTCAACTGGCGCGTTGCAAGTTGTAGGTGGTGCTGGCATAAGCGGTAATCTTTATGTTGGTAGCAACATCTATGTTGGTGGAACAGCCGTTGGAAAATTTTATACAGGAAACACTGCTCCATCTGGACCTAATCTTGGTGATAGATGGTATCAGGGAAATGCTGATATTCTGTTTGAATATATTCAAGATGCTGCAAACAATAAATTCTGGCTTGATTTAACAAGTAATCCAAGCAGCTATGGTAATTTAACTGTTGCTAATACTCTTACATTAAATGGAACCACTAATAATAACGGAACAATTAATCTTGGTTCTACAAGTCAAGTTACCTTAACTGGTGGTTCTTCTGGTTATGTGTTAAGCACAAATGGCAGTGGTGCATTAAGTTGGATTCCAGTGAGCGCCACTTCTGGCGGTGCCAACACTATGGTACAATTTAACAATGGTGGTGTTACTGCTGGTACAACATACTTACAATATAACTTAACAAGTGGCAACTTAGTATCAAACAGCACAACTACTTCTACAAGCACTACAACGGGTGCATTAGTTCTTGCTGGTGGTTTGGGCGTTGGCGGTAATATATATGCAAGTAACTTAAATCTTATCTCAACTACTGCAAGCGCAATTACAACAGTATTAACTCGTGGCAGTGATGTTAACTTCCAATTGTCTGCACAAAATGGTTCATCAAGTAATGCAACTGGTGCTGAAACAGCAAGATTCGGTATTAATTATAGTGGCATTGGATGGGATAGTTTTATACAATTTATTCGTGGTGGCAGTTCACAAAACGGAGCATTGGCTTTATGGGCTGCTAATACGCCAGTAGCAAATGTTGCTTCTACTAGCATATATCCAGTGAGCAATAATAGCATTACTCTTGGCACTGCCAGTGGTCAATATTTCTCTGCAATCTATGCTAACAATTATAATGGCTCTAACTTCAATGGTATAAATGTCGTAACCACAGGAAACATTTATAGCGGTGGCAACATTGTTGCAGCAAGTGGAACAACTTCCACCAGTACTACAACAGGTGCACTAGTAGTAACTGGTGGTGCTGGTATCGGCGGCAATATCTTTTCTGGTGGTTATATAACAGCAAATGGTTCATTTAGTGAAACTACAACTGTACCAGGTGCTTATATTGGCAATGTAAACAGTACTCCGAGAATTGCTTTAGTAAACGGAAATTCATCTGTTACTTGGGAAATTGACAATAGTCTTGGTTCTTTTAGAATTTTTAATCCTAATAATCTTCGTTTGACCATAGATTATTTTGGTAATTTATTTTTGCCTGGTGCAATGTCTATTACCAATACTTCTGTAAGCACATCTACTACAACTGGTGCTTTTACTGTTTCTGGTGGTGCTGGTATTGCTGGTGCATTATATGTAGGCAACATTGTAACAACGAACGGTATCTTCTATCCAAATGGAGCAACCGCTGGTGGCGGCGGTGGTGGAAGCGGCACACCAGGTGGCGCAAACACCATGATTCAGTTTAACGACGCTGGAACATTTTCTGGTGCAACATATATTCAATATAATAAAACAAGTGGAAATCTTGTATCCAACAGCACAACTCAAAGCACATCTACTACAACTGGCGCATTAGTCGTTAATGGTGGTATCGGAATTAATGCTAATGCATATGTTGGTGGTAATATATATACACAGCAGCGTCAAGGTTTTACTTATAGCGGTAACAATACCAGTGTTGCTTACACTTACTACAATGCTACAACTGGCAGTTTAGATACGGTATTTGGATAATGGCAGTAGCATCACGCTTAACACCTAGTGGCAATTTATCAATTCAAGGAAATTTTGATGAAGTTACTGCCTTAGCAGCACCTTTGCCAATCAGTTTTGTATCATCAGCAGTATCTGTTCAAAATACATCATCTACTACCATTACAGTTACAGTTCCTACGGTATCTAATGGACAACTGATGATTATGTCTGTATCAGCATCAAGTATAACAGCTAACTGGATAACACCATCAGGTTGGACAGCACTTCCATCAAATAGTAGTGGTCGTAATACATTTTGGAAAACAGCAAATTTTGAACCAGCCAGTTATACTGTTACATTATCTGGCAGTTATACATCAGATGCCATTATCACTGTTTATGCAAATGCTAAAATAGATCAAGTTGGAAATTATGGTATTCCTAGTGGAACACCAACGCCAGGTTCTATAACAGTTACAAATCCAAATAGTTGGATTTATTATTATATAAGTGCACTAGGAGTTGCAAGCGATACTTTTACAACTCCTACTGGATATACAGCAAGATCATCTGATAGTGATGCAACCCAACCATCGGCAGCAGTTTTTGATATATCAGGCATTTCATCTGGTTCTTATACCGCGCCATCTAGCACCGCATTATCTGGAACGCCACAAAGTTTTATTCTATCTTTGTCGCCTATCGTTCCAGCAACTAAATTATATAGCAATGGTTCATTGGGTGTTTCTGGGGGATTTGACGAAGTATCTCTTCCTTTTCTTGCAAATACGGGAAGTTTATTTTTTAATGGAACATCATCTGCATTAACAATACCTCAAACTAATAACTTATTAAGTCTTGGACAAGGGCAATGGACGATTGAATGGTGGTTTTATACGCCTTCTACCTCCACTATCGGTGCTACTTCTGCATCAATGTGGTTCATTGGTGACTATGGAAATGAAGCAGGTATTGGGACTAGATATCTTACTAACAATACTACTATTAATACATGGATTACTACTGCTGGCGGAACGACAACATCAACTCATTTTGCTTATAATGGAAATGTAGCAACAGATACATGGCATCATGCTGCTCTCATGCATGTTGGAACTAACGCCTTTCAATTTTATCTAGATGGAACTTCGATATATGCCAACGATACGAATGTGTTGGGTGTGACAACTGCGTATGGCATGCATGTTGGAAGTGGCGATAGTTCTGTAAGTGGAAATTTTGGTAATCAATATTGGTATCCTGGTTATATTTCTAATTTTCGTATTTCTAACGGGCAAGTTTATACAAGCAACTTTACTCCATCGCCAAATTATGGTGCAGATGGCACTACTATATTATGGTTAAAAACTCCTAATATTGGAAGTAACGCATTTGCTGATTATGGACCAAATTCATTTACTGTTTATGCTAACGGAAGCCCGACTAGTTTTAGATTTAGTCCATTTCAATCTAATACAGCAGCAGTTAGCACTAATACTACGGTTGCTCAAAGAATTTATCCTAATGGAAATCTTCAAATTCAAGGTATATTTGATGAGCAAAATAAACCAGTCTAAAATGACCTAAATATATTGTGGAATAATTAATGGCAAATTTACTTAATGGTACCCGCATTTATGGTAACGCAACAATTGATAGCAATATCTATATCAATGGCGGCTATGCTGCGACTAGCACTACAACAGGTAGTTTGCAGTTACTTGGCGGTGCTGGTATAACTGGTAACTTATATGTTGGTGGTAACTTATCTATCGCTGGCAATACTACATTTATCAATACTCAGACTATTACAACAACGGATACAATTGCCGCACCTGCAATCAATGCTGGAACTATTGGTAACAGTGGTGCTACTTTTACTGGTGCTGGTGCTACATTTACTACTATAACTAGTTCTACCCATATACCAAGTAGTAATAACGCAGTTACACTAGGGTCTGCAACAGCATACTGGTCTACGGTTTATGCAGTAACATTTACTGGAACATCTACAACAGCAAAATACGCCGATTTGGCCGAAATGTATCATGCGGATGATTATTATGCACCTGGCACTGTTATGATATTTGGTGGTGATCTTGATGTCACGATTTCAACCCAATCTCATGATACTGCGGTTGCTGGCGTTGTTTCAACTAATCCTGCTTATCTTATGAATGATAATTTTGAACATGATAATTGGTTACCAATCGCTCTTACTGGGCGAGTTCCTTGCATGGTTCGTGGACCAGTTACAAAAGGAACGCTACTTGTTAGCAGCAATGTAAGGGGCGTTGCATGTGCGTTAGATAAATCATTATATGAACCAGGTTGTGTTATTGGAAAAAGCATGGAAATTATCCTTGGTAATTCTACAAAAAAAATTGAAATAGCAATAGGTAGATTCTAATGGCATTTCCAACTAGTCCAACCGATGGTCAAACCGCAGTAATTAATAATACAAGTTACACATACAGTGCCTCACAAGGCACATGGAGTGCTACTCAGGCGGGTGTTCGCACACCTATTACAATTGCTGACAATACTGCTGCAAGAAGCACATCAACTGGTGCGCTACAAGTTGTAGGCGGTATTGGTGTTCAAGGCAATGTGTATGCAGCAAATGTTGGTTTTGCTGATGGAACTGTTTTTAATACTGTGTTGTCATTGGGTGCCAGAAATCGTGTTATCAATGGTGATTTTAAAATTGACCAACGCAGCAGTGGTGCAAATGTCGCTGTTACTACTGGTAGTGCCGCATACTATATTGACCGTTGGATATGGAATGTTAGCAGTGGAAATACTCAAAACAAAGGTTATACAGGATTAAATCAAAACAGTATTCCAAGCCCAACAGGATTTTTTAGTTATTATGGTTGGACAACAACTGCTGTTCCAACTACACTGAACAGCGGTGATTATCTATTTTTATCTCAAAAAATTGAAGGATATTTTGCTCGTGATTTAGGTTGGGGACAAAGTTGGGCAAGAAATGCTACTTTAAGTTTCTGGACACGCAGCAGCAATGCTGGTGTGTATAGTGGATTTATAAGAAATAATCCCAACTTTAATAGCGGTTTAAGTTTTACATATAATATACCATCGTCAAATACTTGGACTTATGTTGCTATTCCTGTAACAGCACCAACGAGTGGAACTTGGGGCGGCGGAAGTGGTGTTGGCTTAGAATTAGGATTTGCTATTTGGAACGGCAGCACCTATGCACCAGCAACCTCAAATACTTGGACAAGTGGAAATTATACTGGCGCAAATAGCCTTGCATTAAGTGGCAATGTGCTAACTGCAATCGGTAGCACTATGCAATGGACTGGTGTGCAATTAGAACCAGGCAATGTGCCAACTCCATATGAATATAGACATTATCCAGCAGAATTGCAACTTTGCCAACGATATTATTATTCTACTGCAAATACAAATGTTAGCGGAACTATCAAAGATTGGATGTGGATAACTTATACATCAAACGGTGATACTCGTGGACGAGTGCCGCATCCTACCACAATGCGAGCAGCACCTTCTGTTACATTTAATACGACAAGTTGGAATATGATTGGTGTTGGAACATCAACAACTACTCCATACTCACCAGTAAATGTGTCAATGACTAGTGTAACTGCTGGCGCAGTAACTGTTGATAGTTGGAGTATTTCTACTGCAAGTATCTCAAGCCAAGGAACTGTTTTGGTTTGGGGAAGTAATCAAGGTATTATTGTTTATGCAGATGCGGATATGTAAACGATGACAAAATATACATTATGTTGGCACGGAACTATTATTGATAATGAAGATGGGTGGCATATTCCACAAGACCCTGACAATCGTCATTTTCAAGAATATCAAGCATGGAAGGCACAAGGAAACTGGCCTGACTTTGAACTTGAAAATTATGCCATTGATGAACAAAATAGCAGATTTGTTGCAACTCAGTTCAGTCAAATGAAATATAGTTTAAATGATTTTCCTGCTGAAATAGCAATACCATAAATATTATTATGCCACAATTAAACGCACCCATCTATCGTAGAGATTATACAGGCGAGACCCTTACTCATGTTGAGAATGGTCAGCTAAAATCGTTGTTTGTTAATCCTCGCGAATTTCCTCATGATCGCAGTGTGTCTACTGCTATTGTTATAGGAAATGGTATCAGCAGATCATCTCCTGATGTTCAGATTATCTTAAATCAAAACAACAAGCGTATAGCAGAAGGTTATAAAACAACCTATGCTTGCAATGCCGCATATCGCGATACCGCTGCTGATTATTATGTGCTTAAAAACAATATATTTTTTGGTGATCCTACCTATCCAATAGATAATGCAAAGATATTTTTACAAAATGATTTGTGGGTATCTTATCGCGATACAAATCTAATACCAAACATTTGGTATATGGATAGTGGCAGCACGGCTGCATTTCTTGCAGCATTTGACGGTGCTAAAAAAGTATTCTTGTTTGGATTTGATGGAAGTGGTGATGTTAACAATAACATCTATGCAAATACATTAGGTTATAATGATAGCGATTATACATATGATAAGCATAATGCTCATTTGACAAATGTATGCAGAATTTATACCGATGTAGAATTTTATCGTGTTAGAAATCATCATAGCTTTGATTTTGTTACAGAACTAACAAACTTGCCAAACTATCATGAAGTAACAGTTCGTGAAGCTGTGTTATTGGGTGATTTTTAATATTTCTTTTATAGTTTTTAACTTATCGCGAATAACTTTATTAGATAAGCTATTATATAAACCAGGATGTAGTGGCTTTGGTGTAGCACTTAAATCACACCAAGAATAACCTTTATGTTCATTGCTTAGCGTTGGAATAAATTCTGTTGGTACAATCACTACAAATGTATGATAAGAAAAATGTCCATCTGGGCTGCTAAAATATTCTAGTGGTAGCACTTTTTGAATGGTTGGTTCAAAACCAACTTCTTCACGAACTTCTCGCATTAAACCGCCATAAAGAGTTTCACCAACTTCAATTTGACCACCAACCAATGACCAAGTATTGCTATATGTGTCTTGATCTCTCAAAAGAAATAGCGCACGACCAGACTGTTGGCTAATAAAAAGCGCACCAACTGCTGTCAATTCTCGTGAAATAAAAACTTTTTTCTTTTTCATAGATATACAATAACACTAATAGATGATTAAATCAAATTACTATTGACCACAATCCTGCTGAATAATAACCTTCCCAAGACTTAACCCATTGTGCGCCATTCCATGCATACTGATGTGATGAGAATGTATTAGTAACATATGAAGCATTACTTGTTGCATTTGGACGATAAGAAATGTTCCACTTACTGCCGTCATATTGGATAATATCATTGGTCAACGCTGGTGTTATAGAACTATCAGTATTTTGCCATACAATGGCACCATTGCCAATACTTGCATTTCCTAGCGGATTAACAATCAAATAACGCTGACCAGTAGAAGCTGCTGGCAATCCAATGGTTGGACCGTTTACTCTTGGGTCTACGATAGCATTAATGCTTGGCAGTATGTTAGTTGGAATAGTTGCTGGGTCAACATTAAACTTTAAGTTGGCTAAATTATTTGGATCATATGCAACTGTGCCAGTGATTAATCTTTCGGTAGTAGCATTTGTCAAATACATCATGCTATAATTGTTTGCAATATTTCCAAACAAACTAATAACAGGCGGCCATTCAATTGGAGCGGTATTAGTAGAAGGATCAGAGAAAGTTGTATTATTGAGAATAGGACCGCCCTGTGGAGTTAGGGTAACATTCTCGCCATTTACAATAACTCCATATCCAGTTGGAGTAAAGTATTGGCGACTGCCAAGATCATTGACCGCATCTTGAATTGCGGTTGATAGTGGCTGTCCATTAGCATCATATGTATTAGAAACTACGCTTTGAATAATACCAAGACGCAAAATCTTAGCTGGTGTAGATAACCAAATAGGCATCTCAAAGGTAAATGTAGCAACATCAATTGGGTCATCTGCACCTACTGGAATACTACGAGTTGTCCAGTTAAAATTATTAAGTAAAATATAACTTAAACTTGACCAATCATAATAATTTTGAGAACTTTGAAGTTCCATATCTGGATTAAACATACATCCAATTTGTTCAAGTAGTTGGCATTTTTGATCAAAGTTGCTTGTCCATAGTTCAACTACGACTGTTAGTTTATATGGTGCTGGCATCAATCGTTTTAAGGTATAGTTTTGACCTTGTTGAGTAGTTACATTGCCAGTTAAAGGATCGGTGGCGCGACTTCTTACACTCTTGTTATCAACATATTTTGGTTCTTGAATACGCTGACGATCATAATCAACTTCCTTGATATAACACACCATCATAGGAACATTTAATGTGGTCGTATCACTGTTATTTTTTAAGATAGCACTAACCTGACGGTTAGTATCAGCATAGCGAACTGGAACACGAGAAAGAATACTGTTTCCATTAGAGTCTTTACCAAATTCTACATACATCTCATCAAAGATGCGAATGAATTGATTCATAAATCTGCGTATTTGTTTATCGTAAAAATATTGACCCACTTGATTATCCTAGTTTATCTGGCGTTAGATTAAACAAATTACTTAATGTTTGGCTACTTGGTATCACATAACCATTTGCAAGTTTAACAGTTCCATTGTTATTAATAAATCCACCAAGTTGTGTATTAGTGTTTGCACCAGTGATATCTGCGCGTTGAACATCCTGAATCGCAACCCAACTTGTTCCATTATAACGAAACAATCTTGCTGGTATATAATCAGTACGCAACGCATATTCACCTTGTGTTGGATTTAATGGAAATGCTGTATCAACATTAACGGGCAATCCATTGGGAGCAGTGCCATCACCACTTAGATACCCATTAATAACTTTTACTGGGCTAACTCCATCTTGTGTTGGTAAAATAAACAATTTATTAACACTATATCCACTATTTGGAACATCGCTTTCAGCTTGCGCAATCACTGCATTATTAATTTGAACATTAAGATTGTAACTGCTCAAGAAATCACCAAGAGTGCTTCCAGTTGGAGTTCCATCGGCTTTAACTGCCTCTTGATCAAGAATATCACGATATTCTTGGCTATCAACCATTGGCGTAACTTTACAACGCCAAAGATGAGGCCACCAAGTTTGTGCATATCCTTCTGCGGCACGAGTAGTTTCTTGTACAACATAAAACTTCTTTAACGCAATTGGAATAGACGAATCAAGCGGATTAAAATCACGAAGATGCGGCAATTCAAATACATCGCCTGGCATAATTTTTCTGCCCATGCGTTCGCTCATATCATTGATATGAAAGGTGATATAAAGAGTATCATTGGTTACCATAAGACCAAACTGACTTAGATTAAAATCATTATCTTGAATGGTATAATGTCCGCGCAATGCATAAATGTCTTTATCATATGCACGATCACGGTTTTCTAAAAATAACAAATCCTGAATGTTCTGCACACTCTGATTACTATATTGTGGTTGAGTCAAGTCAGTTGTTAGACCTTGATCTTTTGGACCAAGATATTTGTGAACATTGATTCCAACGCCACCAGCAGTAAACACTTCACGGATGCGATTATCCTGAAATTTAAAATCGTTACTATGATTTTCTCTATATAAACTTAATCGTGGCATAATTATTTCCCAATGATATTTATGGGAAATAAACTATTGTGTTTTTAACCAGTCTGGTTTAATAAATCCTTTTACAACTTCATCAAGTTGAGTTGGTTCACATTCGGTAATATATTTGGCATTTGCATCTTCTTTAAGTATTTCTTCTACTCTCTCATCATTCCATGCAACAGGAAAATCTAATAATCTTTCTAAACTACGAAGATAATGATGACGATAAAGATAAAGGAGTTCTTGGCTTAGAAATACAGGTGGCTCTTCTATATTGTTTAACATGATTTGCATCATGCCCCAAGTTGGTCCACCACGAACTCGTCGCTGTTGTAAATCAATGATATTTTTGTCACGACCAATGATCGCAAGTTGACTTTTAATGCCACATTTTTTTAAGTTTGCTTGAAATTCTTGTACCAATGGAACTCTTGCAACAAAATTTTCCATATAAGGATTGCTTACGCTAGTAACAGCAAACTTCTTGCCGCCCATAATATCTTTGGTAATTGTAGATGGATCATTCCAGTAATGGTTGAATGGTTCATGCCAATGTGGAATAAAATATCCATTGGGTTTTAGTGCAGCTTTCCATCCATGCACTTCATCATGCAATGAAAATGCTTTTCCAAATAAATGATTACCCGAACCTTGCGGACCAATTACAATTAACATTTTCATGGTAATTTTCTCAATTCAAAATAAAGTCTGTCGCCATTATCTTTCTTAAATGAACTTAATTCGCAATTAAATTTGTTTGCAATCCTGAAAGCGGTATCAAAGTCCCAAGGATAGATATCAATCCATTGACCATTCTTATGAACATGACCAGGATTTGCACGAACATAAATTTTACCATCAGGCATAGTTAAGTCAATTACTTTTTTCATACGAACTTCAATGTCATCATATTCACCAAAGTTGATACTACCAAATACGATTATATGATCATAGGTATTATCTGGAACTGTATAATCAAGAATATCAACCATGTAATCAGCATTATTATTATAAGCATCGATTCCAACTAGATTAGGAATACGAGCCTTGAACTGATTAAATCCACAGCCAACATCTAATACAGCTTTTGGATTAGCTTTATTAATAGTTTCTACAATATTCCATCCAGTATATTGATAAACCTCGGTGCGCGGTTGCCAAATGCCTCCCCAAAATCTTGCACTATATTTCTGATCAATATCATGCGTTATATCAGCAATGGTTCCATTGAAGTTGATCTCTAAATCAAATTCATTATTGATTTGTTCACAGAATTTTTCCCAACGCTTGGGAGTCCATGGGAGCGCATTAACAACAGTCCATCGTGTCATAGTTTTATTAAAATCATCATATTTTGGTAAATTAAACGCATCATGTAAATTTTTGTATAAAAAGTTATAAATTTTTCTATTCATCTAATTTTTTCCAATATTTTAATTTTTATATAAATATTTATGAAAAATTGTCAAACAAGGAAAAAAATATGAATGAGTATGAAAAATGGGGCGACAGTCGGTGGGAATATACTAAGAGCCGTAGCAATTGGCATTTTGATACTACACGGACACCTCAGTCTGGTATAGACAGTTACACTCATGTTTGTAGATTTGATGTAGATTTTACAGATTCTATTATACAATCTATGCCTAACACAAAGAAAAGCACATGGGGATCAAGAAACCCAACGATTGAACGCATCTATAGTGCTGAGCCAGAAGAACAAGATTTGATTCGCGCTGGCGCTGATCCACATGCAACAGTATTTGAGCGAGCATCTGCCGATGATGTTGAACTTTTTCAAAAAATAAACACTTGGCTTGGTCTAGAAGAATCAACGATTAAATTTCATAATCAGACAACTGGGCAAATGCTTCATACTCATATGGATAACTTTGCTGGTAGACCTGAGCGTGAAAATAGTTACAAGATAGTTGATTTTGATAAGAATCCAGATATTATTCGTCGCTTTGCAATCATGCTTGCTGATTGGGAACTTGGTCAAATATTTCAATTAGGCAATGCTAACTTTACACAATGGCGAGCAGGAGATTGTATTACATGGGAATGGAAAGATATACCACATAGCACCGCTAATATGGGCTGGTGGGATCGTCCTATGTTACAGATAACAGGTTATGTCACTGATAGAACAAATGATGTTTTAGGTGGCGCAAGTAAAAATTTAATAGTAAAATTATAAGGAATTTTAAAATGGATGTAATGAAAATATTTCCAATCATGGATCAAACCAGTGGACTGATATTGATTGCGTTATACGCAATTGGTGTGTTGGGGTTAACATCATGGTTTGCCAGAGGATATAACAAAACAAAAGAATCATATTTGGTTGCTAATCGTAATATTGGTTTTTGGCAAGGAAGTATGGGTGTAGGTGCAAGTTGGATTTGGGCAGGTGGATTATTTGTTGCCGCACAGCAATCTTATTTGAATGGACTAACAGGATTATTTTGGTTTTCCATTGGTAATTTCTTTGCTCTTATTCTTTTTTCGTTTGCTGCAACAAGGCTTTCGCAGAAATATGGCGATGGATTTACCATCAGTCAATTGTTTCGTGAAAAATATGGCATTTATGCACAGGGATTAATCCTATTACAAACCATTATGCATGCATTACAAGGGTTTAATATTAACCTGTTTGCCACAGCTAAAAGTATGAACTTATTAACTGGTTTATCGCCTCTATTGGTTAGTTGTTTAATCATTTTAATCGCGATGATTTATAGCTGGCGTGGTGGATTAAAGGCTGGTATTATTACAGACATAACCAAAATTACCTTTATTTGGATTGGTATGTCAGTTGTTGCTGCCTTCTTGTTCAATAAGATAGGCATTGAACCTGCTATTGCGGGTCTTGGCGGCAGAACTGGACAAGGAGTATCCTTATTTGATTCTCCATTTGCTTGGGGACTATTCTTTGGATTTGGTATTCCTACTGCAACTGGTCATCTTGCAATGCCATGGAGTGATAATTCAAATTATCAAAATGCTTTCTCTATGACTAAAACTGTTGTTCGTCGCGCTTTCTTAATGGCTCCTATGTATTGGTTAATCTTACCAGTATTTGGTGGTTTCCTTGGATTTAGCGCAGCAGGATTGCATTATGATGTAACAGGACCAAACACTGGTTTTATTAATCTTATTGTAATGGGAAATGAAATTGGATGGTGGTTGCCGTTAATTTACACTACTATAGTCTTTGCAAGTACCGTTGCTATTATTGATACAATGTTAATGTCAAGTGCCAATATTTTTGCAAATGATATTAAAGACAATGTTGGTCAATCTAAATCAAATGCTATTATTTGGGGCAAGATTGGTATGGCGGTATTGGCTGCTATTGGTGTAATCACCGTAACCGTGCCTGGCATAGATTTATCTCAGTTGTTTATTTTAGGAAAGATGCTTTCAAGCGCATTGTTTGTTCCAGTATTGATTGCAATCTTATTTGATGATCATACCACACAAGTAGGATTTGTAAGTGGCGGTCTGGTTGGATTACTGGTTGGCGGACCAATTTTCCTTTATGGACAATTCTTTGGTGGCGGCGCAGAAGTAATGGCTCTTGGAACCGCTGTTCAAATTATTGGCGGTGGTGTTACTACACTAGCAGTGAGCAAGTTTACTAAATGAATAAAAAGATACTCATAATGGGTTTGCCAGGCGCGGGTAAAACTACCTTGGCAAAAGCATTAGCACCAAAATTAAAAGCAGTTCACTGGAACGCTGATGCTGTTCGTGCAAACATTAACAGTCATCTTGGTTTCAGTGAACAGGATAGAATTGAACAAGCCAGACGCATGGGATGGCTTTGTGACCAAGTTACGGCAGCAGGTTCATGGGTAATAGCTGATTTTGTTTGTCCCACACCAGCCACTCGTGCAGCCTTTGGACCTGCTACCGTTATTTGGATTGATACAATTAAAGAAGGGCGGTTTGAAGACACAAATAAGTTGTTTGTAAATCCAGAACCAGGCAGTTATTATTTTCGTGTAGACACGCAAGATGCGGATTTCTGGTCAAAATATATCATGGAAGAACTTGACTTTGATACTCATCCAAATTGGATTAAAGCAATGATTAAAGGATTAAAATTATCATGACATGGAACAATCAAGCACCAACTGTGCAATTATTAGGAAGATACCAACCATGGCATCCAGGTCATACTGAATTGTTTAAGCGAGCACATGCCAAGACAGGTCAAGTTATGATCATGGTGCGTGACACTGGCGGAACAGATGAGAAAAATCCGTTTGATTATTCATTTGTTAAAGAAAAAATTATAAAAGATTTAGAAGCAGAAGGTTTTAAATTTAAACATGATTTTTTAGTCAATCTAGTTTCTAACATTGTGAATATTACATATGGGCGTGATGTTGGCTACACAATTGAAAAAGAAGATTTTGATAAAGAAATTTTAAAAATTAGTGCAACTAATATTCGTAAAGAAATGGGTGTATGAAATATATTTTTGTTGCAGGCGCACCAGGCAGTAAGTGGAGTAGTGTAGTAAAAAACATTTATTTTTCTTCAAGCATTGATACCAGTGATTATAGCGATAAGAGAACCTATTATCATGACGCCAGTGGTACTAATCAGCTTATGCATCTTGGTGCCTACTTTGATCCTTATATGGAATTTGGACATAAGTTTAATCTTATGGAGTTCTTAGATAAAGATACGCTAGAAAAGGAGTTTGATCGTCCGTTTAGTGGGGAAGGTGTTCGCATCATTAAGAGTCATGTGTTCTGCCATCATCTTGATTTTATTCGCAAGACTTGGCCAGATTGCCCAATCATTCTCGTTCACCGAGACAATGATGCTTGTTTGGGCTGGTGGGTCCGTTGTGGACACTTTAACATAACTTATCCTAGTTATGAAGGATATTATAAGAATTTGCGTGATATGAGTCATCATATTGATAAACAAAATGAAGACTTAAAGAAGTTTGTAAAAAATAATCAATCATCAATGATGTATGACAATATTGAATTATGTGAAAAGCTAGGCATTGATGAGCCATTTGAACTGAATATTCAAAATTATGAGTTGAGTGATGTCAAGGTTTATTTGAACCAAAGCGTAACATAAAGATATTCACATCTTCGCTACTACTAAAAAGCAGCGACCAATATGGATCGCCGCTATTGAATCTATAATTTAATGAATAATTGTGGGAAAAGCACTTATCACACCATTCTTTTAATGGTTGTTGGATTGTTTCTTTAAGAAAATCTGTGCTAAGCGGCGGTAAAAAAACTGTACCAGAAAGATTTGGATATATTTTAATAAGATATTTGTCTGGAGCAAGAGAGGTTAAAAAACCTATTTCTATAGTATCATCTATTGTAGGCGTCATCGGTATTGTTTTTTTATTTGTTCAACCCGTAGTGACATATAGTCTAACAATGTTTGCCTAAGATTATCTGGCATTTCGTGACTTTCATTTTTTAATTCGTTGATAATGATATAAGTGAAAGCAAACTCAATCATCTTGGCAATTGAATAACTCATATGATATTTATTTCAATTTTATGACAGAAGAAAAAATGGAGCGGAGTAGGAGAATCGAACTCCTCGCATCAGCTTGGAAGGCTGAGGTATTGCCACTATACGAACTCCGCACTCTCATTTACTTACTCTTTATGTTGGCGGAGAGGGTGAGATTCGAACTCACGGAACCCTTTCAGGTTCTCAGGTTTTCAAGACCAGCGCAATAAACCAGGCTCTGCCACCTCTCCGTATTATGGTGCCGACAGGAAGACTTGAACTCCCCACCTACGGGTTACTAATCCGTTGCTCTACCAGATGAGCTATGTCGGCTTATATCTTAGTTATCAAAAAAGATAGCCTGATTCATTCTTTCTATATTAAAAAATGTATCATCAACTATTGACATGCCATGCAAGAAATGCTGACCATCAAATATAATTAGCCTGTTATACTTTGAGTATAAAGTTTTAATTATATTATATTTGCTCTTAGGTCTCCATGGCGCAAAATGTTCTGGATGTGGATTAATATCTTTTTCAATCCGCTCATACAGATTTGTGCCTGGTCCTTCATTCTCGTCAAAGTATATTAATGCAACATGACATGGATCAATATGAGGAAACCAATAATTATTTTGATAATCATTGAAATCTTTATCACGAAACAATGTACAATTTGTCATAATATAAGAAGGATAATTACAATCTAAATTTAGCAAGCTGCTCAATTGAGATGTAACCTTTAAGAAATTTTCATCTTTAATAAAGTGTCTTCTATCTATAAACGCATCTCCATTTAACGAAGGTTTTTCATTCTTCTTCCATAGATCAGCATTATATAAGTTTATAAAAGATTTTACATCATCTGGATTTTTATAAAAATTATCCATATAATATATTTTTGAACCGTCAAACTCTTCAATAGAAATATTATTAAGATCGTTTATTTCAAATAGTTCATTCGTATCCATATAATATCTCTAATATTGGTGCCCAATGAGGGACTCGAACCCCCACGCTTTCACGCTGGTACCTAAAACCAGTGCGTCTACCAATTCCGCCAATTGGGCATCATTTAATTATATTACAATAAATAGTTATGCATGTCAAGAGAAAAGTATATAAATTACCTACTTTATTCGTTTATTTTGGCCCATACATTCTTGGGATGCACAATCATAGCACAAACATTAGCAAAGTTTTAACATGGATTTAAAACAAATTCAAGGATTATTAGATATGGTTATGAAAGATAAAAACGGTAAAGTTCTAAGTCGTAGTGAAGGCGAAGCTGTTCTTAAAGGACTTGCTTCTATTACAATCACAATCTTTGCTGCACTTCTTGCAATCACATCTTGGCTTGGTGGTCAGGTTAGCGGCAAAATCATGGCTGATAATATTGAACTTGGTGATATATGGTCTTTCTATCAAGCCAAGAGCATCAAGCAAAACATGTATCAGCTTAATCTTGATGATTTAAAAATTGAAATTGCTGAAACATCAGATGTTACACTTAAATCAAAAATGCAAGTTCGTGCTGACAATTATCAGAAATATATTGATGTATTGGAAAGCGATCCAAAGAGTGGCGAAGGTAAAAAAGAAATCTTAGCTAAGGGTCGTGCTTTAGAAGCAGACCGTGATAGTGCCAAGAAACGTAGTCCATTCTTTGGTATGGCTGGCACCATTATTCAGATTGCCATTATCTTCTCAACCACGGCTATCCTTGCTGTTAGCATGGCTCTATGGTATAGCAGCATTGGCGTCGGTATCATTGGCTTGATTGTATTGGCAGATGGAATTTGGTATTTCTTTCCACTACCGTTTTAAAAGTAACCCTACGATGTTGCGCTCTAAGTTATTGTAAGCGTGTAGGGTTTTGTTCTTTAAGAATGGCTGCGTTGGTAGGATTCGAACCTACGACCAAGTGATTAACAGTCACCTGCGCTACCGCTGCGCCACAACGCATCAACCATATTCTTAATATACTTATATCTGTGTTGCTTGTCAAGATTTATTTTTAAAAATAAAATCAACATTAAATGCAACAGATATTCTAGTATTTTCTGTTCTGTTCATCGTCACTCTATGCGTCAACCATTGTGGAAATAATATTAATCTTCCTACTTTTGGTCTATACACTGCCATCTTATCCTTTGGAGTAAAAGGAAAATTGCTATGAACAAAAGATGAAGTTGGATGTTCAAATATAATATTGCCATCATCACCATTTGTTTTATAATAATAAACGCCAGCTATGCCATTTAATCCATGGTCATGATCAAATTGAAAATTATTTTTATAATAATATGTAATCCAACCTTTTATATTATAATCAATATTATAATTTGTATAATAGTTTACTGAGTTTCTATAAGATTCAACATGTGATAGCGTTATTCTTTTAAAAGATTCCATATTATATCTGTCAAGATAATCATTGGTTCCCTTATCATCATATGATGTAGTGACATTTCCATCTAATGGATGATAAAGTTCTTTATCTTTTAAATCTTCAACCGAAGTTGCAATCTCTTTTTGAATATTATCAAAATCTTCTCCGATAATATCAACGCAAAATACAGGTACGCTAAACAAATAATCTATTGACATGAAGATACTTATATTGTAGTGGAGCCTACGGAGAGATTCGAACTCCCGACCCACGGTTTCGAAGACCGCCATTCTATTCCACTGAACTACGTAGGCATTATATTGGTGAACGCTGTGGGGTTCGAACCCACGACAACAGGTTTAAAAGACCCGTACTCTACCAACTGAGTTAAGCGTTCTAAATTCAAAAGTCAGTGTGCAGCCCCCATCTATCGCCCACACCGTGACACATCCCATGGCCATTGCCGATTGCTTACTGTGCCTTGCCGTCTTTTATATTGGTCTCCGTGTCTGGCGCTGCCCCAGATTCCCCGCAGTCCAAGTGCGGTATTAATCTTACCCTAACTCCACAGAGATAAACTTCTAGAAGGTTCCTCAGTCAATACAGGTCACCTACAACCCTCTCACTTTATTACCTGCCGTATGGGATTCGAACCCATCTCTCACCTCACCATGCGTAGGTGTATCCTATCCTATAGACGAACGACCAGTAGGTTCGCGACCCTACTGTTGGCAAATTTGGTTGCGGTGGGCAGGATTCGAACCTGCGATCTCCAGTTTATGAGACTGGCGAGATGACCACTTCTCTACCCCGCAATAAATTTTGGTGGG